TTCTTTATCTGTCTCGTACCCGTCGATGACTGTGTGAGAAATATCCATCAAGTCATCTTCGTCTATCATCTCTGCAAGGTTTGCATAGTGATCTTGTTCTAGGCCCATCATAGCTATGGCTTCTATATCACCAAACTCTACCTCTACACCACCGTCTTCAGTGGGGCTAAACTGTACTGATTCTTCCTCTTCTACGTCCTCTACTAGATTTAAAGAAGGAGACTCTCTTCTTAGTTCCTTTACTTCTTCCATTTCTAAGAAAGGGTTTTGTTCAACTGCCATTGTCTATGCCTTCCTTTTTCTACCTTTTGCTGAGAGCTTTGCCATCTTTTTCTTTCCGTACTTCTTTCTACCTATGCTGGCAGCTATGGCATCTGCAGACTTTTTACTTTTACCACTCTTTTGAATCTTGGAGGAGAGGGATTTAAAACGTGACCCACTTCCTAGTTTGCCTTTGCTTTTTTTCTTTGCCACCTTGCGTCCTCCTTTGAGTTCTCTGGGAATACTTGCTCTGGATATTGCCATAAGTATTTAATTCCAATTCCAGTAAGTTTTTTTCTTGGGCTTCTCTTCGTCTTCGTACTCAGGGTCATCTGGGTGAGATAAATGCCATGACTCTTTTAGATAGTGCACTGCCATTGCCATTGCATCTACCTGATCATCGTGTCGGGCAAAAGGAAATTGTATAGCCTCTGCAAATAAATCTTCTGCCCACTCTCTGCCTCTGGGGAGCCATACTCGGCCAGCCTCTAGTAAAGGTGTAATTGCGTGTACTCTAGACACTTTATCACGGTCTGGGAGGTAATCCAACACAGGTAGCCCTGCTCTTCGCATATCTTGTATCAGGCTCTGCCCAGATGCTTTCTTCTCCACGATACATACATCTGGTTGGTAGTCATCGTATAGATCTTGCGCTGTTCTTCTTAGCTCTGGGTACTCTAGTCTTTCTCTGACATTTCCTAGTAGGACAAGGTTCGGTGCTAAAAATTCTCTGCCCACTGAATCTGTATAAGGGTAGTCAAATACACCCCATGTCTGTATCACTGAGTAGTCAGCTGTGCTCCGGGTGGAGAAGGCTGTGTCGTAGGTTTGTATGATCATGTCACACTCTGGGGGTTCTTCGTCTGTCCAGTTCTTAAACCAGTCAGATTTTATGGTAGATCCCTCGTCAGGTGTGGGGTTCTGCATATAGAGAGCTTGCCAGTACTTGGCTCCGTTGTTGGCCCGGATCTCTGCCTCGTCTAGTCTGAGTAGCTCGTCAGGTTTCCACTCTGGGAAATAGGAGCTACCTTCTGGTAGGTTGAGCAGTTCAGACGATTCCTCGTCTAGCCACGCAGGTATGGACACAACATCCCATGGTATTGTATCTTCTGTTTCGTTATTGAGGAGCCAACCACAGAGGTCATCTTCGTGGTATCTGGTGTTGATGATGATCACAGAACCATTGGGCATCAGGCGTGTTCTCAGACCTGATGGGTACCATTCTTTGATGTACCTGCGCCCTGCTTCTGAGAAAGCGTCCTCCTCTGACATGGCATCGTCTATCAGTGCAATGTGTGCACCGCGCCCAGCTATCTGACTTCTGACACCTGCTGCGTAGTAGATACCGTTCTGCTTGGTCTTCCACTTACCCGCTGCTCTTACGTCCTCTCTGAGGGTGGCCCCCGGGAAGATCTCTTGGTAGAGGGGCATCTTCAGGATATCCCTGACAGTTCTGCCGAAGTCTGAGGCCAGCTGGTCAGAGTGAGAGATACTCATTATTTCGTGAGAGGGGAAGTTTCCTATGTACCACGCGGGGAACAGTTGAGAACAGAGCAGACTTTTGGAGGAACGTGGGGGAAGGAACACCATAAGTCTCTGGGGATCAGGTGAGTCCACCACTGTCTGTAGTTTACCCGCGAGAACCTTTATGTGATTACCTACTTTAAAGTCAGGTACCAGTTGAGGCGCAACAAATCTGACAAAGGAGAAGAACTCCATTCTGGCGTTGTCCACTGCCTTGAGATAGAGATTGTTCCTGAGTTGTTCTTTTGAATTGGTTGTGTCAGTGATAGGTTCTATCATGGTTCTCTAAACTATCGCCGCCCTTCTCTCCGTAGTATTCTGTCATTTCATCTGACATGAGATAGATTAAGTGTAGGACCTGTGCAAACATATGCCTAAGTTTCTGTACACGAAAGTCTTCGTTCTCTGGATCGTTCATGGGAAAAGAGAACGCAACTGATTGTAGCTTGTTAAACATATCTTGGAGTGAATCTATCTGCTCTGGAAGAGAAAGATTCATACCGACCAACTTATTTTTTGCCACCGTCTACCACCTTTAACCCCATGTCGTACCCAGATATAGCCGCTAGGTTCTTGATATCTGCGTCGAGATCAGCGGTGAATGTAGAGTCAGCGCCGTGAAAGTGCGTGTTCTGTTTGATTTCTTTCTTGTCAATGAACATGCCTAGGTGTTTGCCCATGTTCTCCAGAGAGCGGTTGGCGTTGGTGTAGTCCTCTGCCTCTGTGGCTCGCATATAGGTCTGGTACATTTTATCCAGAACCTTCTGTGCATCCCACGAAACTTTCTCCACTACATCGTCACGGAGTATTTCTATGTAAGCTCTGAGCTTTGGGTTTGCCAGATACTGTTGTGCTCTTCTTCCTGTTCTTGTCTTGTCTAGGTCACCGTCAGCTTTCTTGACAGGGGCGTACCCAGCTTCTAGCAGAGCATGAGTGGCATCGTTGGTTGCTATGTATTCCTCTGCAAAGCGTATTTGTTTTCTGGTTAGCCCATAGTCTTCTGATCTGGCACTGCCCGGTGTGTCGTACTGGTCTTTGAGCTTTTCTTTCTCAGTGTCTTCCAAAATAGAGTACTCCTTCTTTTATAAATATATTATACATAGACCCGGAGGGGAACACAAGGAGAAACACAAGAGACTTGCAAAGGTTTGGAAAGCATGATAACCTGCTGTTTAAGCGACGGGGGATAAATATATAATAGATATATAATAGGTTATTAATAAAAATTATATAGATATATATATTTATATAAATATTTAATAGATTAATATTAATATTATTAATAAAGACCCGCGCCGAATCCCATTTTATAAAAATTGCTCCGCTTATGGGGGTACCATAATATATATATAGAACCTCTAGGTTTTTTGGGACCCCCTCTGGGAAGAACTACCCGGCAGATTTTGCCTAGTAGGTAATAATTGCCTAGTAACGAAACTGGCACAAATACTGCATGGGAAAACGGACTCGGAATATGTCAGCGTTTCTGCCATAAATTAATTTCAAATAAATGCATTTTTTACTTGACGTTCTCGCAGAACACTATATATTTGTAATTGTGCAGTAGGCGCTCTGATCCAACTGAACTAGGGACATATCCTAGGGATGGGTCACCGTAAAGATTACTACACATTCCCTTAAACTAAATTGGAGGTACCTAATCATGGGTATCAAATTTGAGCATAGAATATGGAAGCCTATTATGGAGCTAATCTCTGAAGTGAAAGGTCCAGGATACGGCAAGTATCGAACCACCTCAATACGACTTCTGCTAACTGCAGCAAGACGCATAGGCTGGGTCGGTAACTTAACCCACTTCGATGCTATGTTAAGCGAAGCAGCTGACGAGATCATATCTGAAGGGCGCTGGAGCGACAACAAGCAACACGCCATGCGATACCTCTTCTATAGCTTTGTGGCTCAGAAGGCTAGAGAGAAAGCCCTAGAGTACGTAAGACCAAGACAAACACAACGTCCTGACATCAAGTGGCGCGACGTAGCTTAATTAAGGGAGCGAGGCGGGGAGAGGCAAAGCAAAGCTTCTCCCCAATTCGTTTGGCATATGGAATATTGTCTCAATCCAAAAAACGACAAGCCAATCCTGATCGACGACGGTACACTGGACTACGTGATCCAGTTACCTAGTGGCAGGATTGAACGCTTCAATCGTGAATACGTGCTAGACACATATGGCGATTGTTGCTACGCCACATTGGCAGAACAACTAGCAGAGGAGATTGAATGAGGTATATCGTTATTTCGATGTTCATTGGCGGGTATGCTTTTTCATTGCTTGCCATTGGTCATATGATCTTATCATAACAAGAGTAGGGAGCGGGCTAATAACCCGTTTCCCTTTTGTTCCCTTTATGTTCTATTAAGTCATGACTGCAATCGTTAGCTCTAAAAAATCATGACTGCAATAGTTAGGCCATGACTGCAATAGTTAGAACAAAACATATACATATATAGAACATGACTGCAATAATTAGTAGAACAAATCGTGAACACAACATATGGTATGTCTACTCCTTAAGGGACAATATATAGGTCAAGGTATTTTCCCCTTAAATTACAATACCTTCCCCTAAATATCCCTTGTATAAGGAAAAAGATAAGAATACTCTTTATTTCTCTTATACAAGTGGCAAAATAAAATCATTATCCCTATCACTTTTTACTTGACAGGCTATACCCCTCCCCCTACCATCCCCCCATAGTATCAACTAAGGACTAAGCCAATGGC